TCGGTATCGCTGTTGCGGAGAATGCAGAGTTCGTAGCAGCTGGTATGCACGCGGGTGATCATTTCATCTACCCAGACTGCAGGCCTCAGTTCGCCCGCATGTTCGCGGCAACGATGAAGCTTGCGAACGAGGGATTCTGGGAGGGTACGATCGAGACGCCGTTCATTGAGATAACCAAAGCCGATATCGTAACACTCGGCGCTGGCCTTGGTATGGACTATTCCGAGACTTGGTCTTGCTACAAAGGGGGAACATTGCACTGCGGAACTTGTGGTACATGCACGGAGAGGATCGAAGCATTTCAACTTGCTGGTGTACCCGATCCAACTCTGTATCAGACAGCTAAGTGAGTGACCTCAATCGTCTCTTTACTGCGTGGTGCTCTCAGCATGATTGTCACCCTGTGGAATGCTGGGACGAACATGTGGTACGAAGTAAAGTGCAGCATGTTGAGACGCAGGAAGAACTAGCGGCTCGCATTAAGAACGAACATCTAACGCTACAGGCGCGATTGACACAGTGTGTCAAATGTGGCGTGTATAGTCCCAATATGGCAGGACACAAGTGTAAGGGGTCGAATGCAAACAATCAAGATACGACACAACATCGAAGTAGCGCACCGCCTAAGCGAGCTACCGGGTAAGTGTGAAAGAATCCACGGACACTCGATGTGGGTCGTCGCAGAGTTCGAGGGGGAGGTGAATGAGCACGGCATCCTACTAGGTCTGGAGTTCGGAAGACTAAAGAGCGAATTCAGGAACCACCTAGACACCTCATACGATCATCATTTGCTTCTAAACAAAAACGATCCAATCGCAAGTTATCCAGTTGAGGTACGAAGACCAGATCCTCACCCTGGAGCAGTGTTCTTTGATGGTGACCCAACTACTGAGAACATCGCTAGATGGATTGGCGAATGGTGCGTACTACATCTAGTACCAACAGAGTGTACACGAATCAAAGTCGAAGTATGGGAGACGCAGGTCAACGGAGCGATATGGGAGTTGATCGTCAATGGCTAAGCAGACACTCCGAGTAGTCGAACTCTACAGTTCAATTCAAGGTGAAGGGCCATTAACAGGTGTACCTACGATATTCTGCCGCTTTGGTGGTTGTAATATGCGTTGCCCCGGATGGCCGTGCGATACACCTTACGCTATCGAGCCTGCACAATGGCGTAACTCACCTCAATACGACGCGTTCAAGCTCCGCGACATGATCAATAGTCTCAACGGCTACAACATCTGCTTCACAGGTGGTGAACCTACAATGCAGCCACCTGATCTGCTACTGGAGCTGTATCTACAACTTCGTAGTTATGGCTACACGTTCGAGATGTTCACCAACGGCTCATTGCATGAACTGCCTCCTTGGATCATGTCAGGATCAGTTCATGTGATGATGGACTGGAAGCTACCAGGATCAGGTGAAGCTGAGACTGGTAGAGATATACGTCTTACGAACTCTGGTCTACTAGAGGTCAAGGACGGCATCAAGTTTGTGATCAAAGACAACGAGGACTTCGAAGTAGCAATTGCTACCTACGAGATGCTTCGTCAGAGAAACTGTAGGGCAACATTCTGGGCCGGAGTAGCGTGGGGCAATTCAGAAGCAGAGCTTATCAACAAGATCATCGAAAGGAATCTTCCGTGGCGTTTCAACATCCAGACGCATCGTTATATATGGCCGGAAGCGACGAAGGGAGTATAAGCGGGATGGTTGATACTGCCGCAATGATGCGGGAGATCCTACGAGCAGAGACACCTTATCTGTCGGAGGAGGCAGAAGAGAACACGCCTGAACGATTCATCGATGCGTTTCGTGAATTGATGGGCAGGCACGATAAGCCTTGGAAGTTCACAACGTTCGAATCAGATTGCGACGAGATGGTGATCGTTAAAGACATAGCGTTCGTCACGTTGTGTGAGCATCATCTCCTACCCATTGTCGGAAACGCGCATGTGGCCTATATACCACAGGGTAGAATCGCGGGGCTCTCGAAGCTGGCAAGAACTGTTCAGGGATATTCACGAGGACTTCATACTCAAGAAGTTCTGACATCCGACATTGCAAGGTTCTTGATGGAGCAACTCGAACCACTCGGCGTCGGAGTAATCATGCAGGCTGATCATGCTTGCATGGCTATCCGCGGTGTCAAGTCAACGAGTTCGCTTACGATCACGTCTGCAATGCTCGGAGTGTTTCGTGATAACGATAACAATGCTCGCGCCGAGTTTCTTAGTCTGGTCAATGCCTAGCCGCAAGTACTACGCGAGAAGTACAGTGTGGAGAGCTCGCGTACATCATCAAGGCAAGAGCATTCACCTCGGGTGCTTCAAGACATATGAGGAAGCACTCGAGGTAGAAAACGGGTATTGGCAGATCTACGCACCAACTAAGCCTAGGAGATTAGCAGTGAGCTATTTCAACGACGTAGCCCAGTTTCACATCGCATTTCGTCTCCCTGTGGGATACAAACCTTTGCTGCCGACTGACGAAGAGCAGGCACTGCGACTGCGTCTAGTCACAGAAGAGTACCATGAGCTTGTAGACGCTCATCAGGAAGGGGACATAGTCGAGATCGCTGATGCGATAGCCGATCAAATTTACGTCCTATGTGGCATGGCTGTCGCTTACGGCATTCCTCTCGACGCTGTCTGGAACGAAGTTCATCGTTCGAACATGGCAAAGATTGGTCCTGACGGATATCTTCGATTCCGTGCAGATGGCAAAGTGCTAAAGCCTGAAGGTTGGACTCCTCCTGATATCGAAGGGATAATCATCAACCATGCCAGATGAAGTCAATCATCCTCCGCATTACAACGAGCATCCTTCTGGCATCGAAGCGATCGATATCACGGAACATTTCAACTTCAACCTCGGCAATGCGATCAAGTACATCTGGCGAGCTGGACTTAAGGGCAACGAAGTCGTAGACCTACAAAAGGCTGTATGGTACGTCGAACGGGAAATAGTGCGGATACAACTGAGTAAGGAGAAGAGCAGTGGAGTGCGCGATGATACTCCCGATCATGTCGTTACATCTAACGAAAAACGACCGATATCACATGGTTCTACCCTCGATACGCAATACTGAGTATCGATATTACTACACCAATGTACAAGGGTTCAAGATCCTAGACAATGGTGTAGCCGAAGGTAAGTTGTATCCGATAGACACACTGATCGAGCTAGCATATGCAATTGGAGCAGACGAGATCATCGCACCGGATGTATATGAGGACATGAAGGGCACGTTGAAAGCACTAGAGCGATGGATGCCGTTTCTAGGTAGCTTCGACACGATGATTGTACTACAGTGTAGAACATGGAAAGAATTCGATACCATGTTCAACGAAGCGCTGACACACGGTCCTGCATCACTAGGATTGCCTCGTGTGATGTGTAAGTACTTAGGTGTTACAGCACGAATGGCAGCAGCACAGAAGATACGTGCAGTGAGCGATCTACCCATTCATGCACTAGGTAGTACCCGTCAGATCGAAGAAGGTCGCTGGCTAGCAAGACAAGGCATTGTTCGAGGAATCGACACGTCAGCCCCTGTGGTGAACGGTCTTAGAGACGAAGACCTTGATGTAATGTACGATACTCGACAAGACAACTACTTCGAACTAAAACTGAATACACAGGCGAGGAGGAACATTGAGCAATTCAGAAGCTGGTGTGCAGACCCCTTCGACTTCCCCAACGAAGAAACATCCGTGGGCGAACTGCGGTGAATGTAGTCTCAACAACAACAGGAGTGTCTTTGTCCCAAGTCAACGACCCGATGGACGAATCGATCTCGTCGTCTGTGGTGAGGCTCCCGGCGTCCAAGAAGCTAAACGAGGTATTCCTTTCAGTGGCGCAAGCGGAAAGCTTCTTGACCCAATTCTACGAAGCAATGGATTCCGTCGAGAGAACACATTTGTCACCAACGCATGCCTATGTAGGCCAAGAGACAATGCGACTCCATCTGCAAGAGACGTGGAAGCTTGTAGCGGAAGATTGCGCAGAGAGGTCACGGAGGCTGTCAAGGGAGGCGCACCCATCCTCACACTCGGAAACATTGCCGCCGCAGCTATCTTTGGTCAGAAAGTTGCAATCACCTCCTTCCGAGTAGGTCCAGGCAAAGAGTCGCCTCTCTATCCTGGTACTAAGACTGTCAGCTCAGTTCATCCAGCGTACTGCTTACGAGTCGCAGATGGTTTCCCGATGCTCGTAGATGACATCGCCAAGTTAAGGAGCAACGTAAATGTTCGATGGGAGCCCCCTACGTTTAGAGTCTTTGATGATGCTCCTACCGCGGAGAAAGCATTGCGACAACTGTCTGAGCGAAGAACCGACGTGGTCGTCGATATCGAAGTTGGAGCCGAGAAGGACGAGCAATTTATACATCCTGATCAATTTCGGTTGCTGTGCGTTGGACTCGGTTACGCTGCTGGACGTGCAATCGTTATTGGTGAAACCGCATTGGAAGAGACCAGCGTGCGGCATATGCTTGCCAGAGTGCTGGCTCGAAGAGGAGCTGAGGGAAGAGTTACGGCGCACAACGGCAAGTTCGACTTAGCTGGACTTCGAAAGATCAGTGCGAGTAGCCAACTAGGATTCGATACTATGTTGGCGAGCTACGCTGTCGATGAGAGGCAGGGTACACACGGCTTAAAGTACCTTGCACGAGAACGATTAGGTGCTCCGCAGTACGATCTCGAAATACACAAGTACATCAAGAAGAAAGGAGACAGCTTCGCGCATATACCGCGCGAAGTTCTGTACAAGTACAATGCGTACGATGTCGTGTGTACTTGGGCTTTGAAGGAGATGTACGAGTCACAGATGCAGGATGCTGGTGTATCTCGAGTACATGATATGCTAGTCAGAGCGAGCGACATGCTCATGGCAGCAGAGATGCGTGGTGTCAGAGTCGACACTGATTACCTACGAACACTAGCACAAGAGTACGCTGCAAGACTGATCGAACTTGAAACGTTACTGAGTCAGTGGGTAGCAAATCCTAGGTCGCCAATGCAGGTCAAGGCAGCGTTACTGAAACTAGGAATTGATGTTGACAGTACTGCAATCGGTGTACTAACTGAGATCATGTTCCGTATACCTCATGATAGTAAGGCTGCAGAGTTCGTCCTGTTACTCATGGAGCATCGTAAGCAGGCGAAGCTCTATGGCACTTACATCAAGGGTATAGCAAACCGACTATACAAAGGAAGAGTGCATCCGACTTTCCTCTTGCACGGTACTACCACAGGGAGATTGGCTTGCCGTAATCCGAATCTTCAGAACGTGCCGCGTGATAGCACAATGAGACGTATGTTCATTCCTGAATCTGGTCGTACTTTTGTACAGGCGGACTACAAAGGAGCAGAACTACGTGCCATCGCCTGCGAAGCAGAAGACCCCTATCTACGTACGTTGTTTAGTGAGGGTCGCGATATTCACTCTGAAGTGGCTGAACGTTTCTTTGGAAGCGGTTTCACGAAAGACCAACGAGTTAGAGCGAAAGCTGTCGTATTCGGCTTGGCGTATGGGCGTGAGGAATACTCGCTTGCGGCCGAGTTTCGTATACCTGTATCAGAAGCGAAAGGGTATATCGATACATTCTTCTCGATGATACCGAAGACAGTGGATTGGCGTAACTCCATTGAGGACCAAATACTTCATGGCGAGGAGGATTTGGTTACGAAGTTCGGTCGTCGCAGGCACATCTGGCTAGTCACGAATGACAACATGAAAGACGTAGTCAAAGAAGGACTTGCTTTCATCCCTCAGTCGACAGCGTCAGACATTTGTTTGACAGCAGCATGTGTGCTCCACGAGCAGTATGGCCTCGACATTCGATTGCTTGTCCACGACAGCATCTTGGTAGAGACCGACAACCCCGTGGAAGTGAGTTCCATAATGGCGAAAGTGATGCCGCAAGTAGCGCGAGAATACTACAGCGACTATGTACCATTCGAAGTAGAAGTAGCAACAGGATCCAATTGGGGAGAGGTATGAACCCATACTGCGAACGTATTAAAAGGCCTACACGATCTAAGCCACGGACACTACGATTGCTACAAGCAATTCTCGCCTGCTTAGAGGAACAGGAAAGGAGAAGTGATGGCACTTAGTGCGAAAATGAAGGCACAACGAGCAGCCGAACGAGAAGAGAGGCGTAATGAGCGCCTTAAGCGGTATATCGACACAAACGAAGAGACAGAAAGAGCATGTACTTGTAAGCAGCCTACAACACATGAAGTAGGCGAAATACTTCCTATTGATAAGTTCCAGATCTACAACGTGAAAGGCACTGAAGAACTACAAGTAGCAACTTGGTGTAAGGCTTGTCGTAACGAACACGCACAAAGTAAAAAGGAAGTCGCATCAAAGAGTCCCAGCGATCGCGAGGAATAGAAAAGCTCGCGATTATCCTCAGTTATCTTACGGAAATCTCCAGTCCGCTAGCGTGTCTGTCATGAGGGGGGAGGAAGAATCTCTTCGATCTCTCGCGGTTATCTCGCGATATCTACGAAAAGCTAGCTACTCAGAAAGGACAGGATTGTGGTTTACGCAGTAGCTTTTGACCCAGGCGGAACTACAGGTATTGCTATAGTCGAATACGAAGCACAACCGTGGAATATCGGCGTAATGCAGATGAGTGGAGAGCATCATGAAAGGTTGTACGCTTTCTTGCATCAGGTATCGCCGCAGCATATTATTTGTGAGTCATTCCAGAACAGAGGCCAGGACGCCGCAATACTTACGTCTTTAGAATACATAGGTGTTGTGAAGTTATACTGTCAAACGGTAAACAAACCCCCCGCTTCGCAACTTGCTTCCACAGGGAAGGGTTTCTGGAACAACGTTACTCTACATAAACACGGAATCTATATAGAGGGTCTGCGACATGCTCGTGATGCGATTCGACACTACGCATACTGGCGAACCTTCACACTTAAAGATCATTCACTTCTCCGTGGCGACTCTAGTGGTCAGGTCTACCGGTATCCTCGGGATAAGAGCCTCGATCCTTCATCACAGTAGCGACAGCTGCAGGAAGATCGCTGCCATTCTGATGCATCAGTGAAATCTGCTCAGCGAGACGAAACGTGATCGGTGAGTAACGAACCTTAGCACAATGAACAGCGGCGTTAGAATGATCAAGTGCGAAGAAGTGCCTGAACGAGTAGCTAAGAACTTCCTCAAGAGTCATTCTTGTCCTTTGGTGGAGGAGGCATAGGCAGGATACGCTGAAGCAGTACGTCGAGTGGTATCACACCGATCAACATCAAACCTACAACTAACTCAACGACCCGGTCGATGCTGCCGTCGCCGAATACTGAATCGAGAATGAGCACGATACCTAGCAGAAACAGAATTACGTTGCGTACGATTGCCCAGACAGTAGGATGCATCCCGCCCATGCCTCCTCAAGGCTTTATACCTTGCCAGATCCGTTTCGTGGGAAGTTGTACCTCCGATAGCGATCGCCGCCGTTCGCCGATCCAGCAGTACCGAAATCGAGAACGATCCTGTACCCTCCACCCTTGTTGTCAGGTAGCAGATCGATGCCGACACACGGGAAGTTCTGCGCGTTCATCTTGTTGTTGTTGGTGCCTCCAAGATACGGAGCACCTTCGTACGAAAACACAGCACCCGACGGACTTGACTTGGGATCGACGACCCAAACGCCTCCTGATACGGGATCTGTCAAGACCATATTGTCGTCTCCTATAGTCGGTGTTGGTGGAGGTGTTGGTGTAGGACTTCCTCCTTGAGCCATCTGTATGACTTGAGCGATTGGGAAGTTAGGACCGCAGTCAACATGACCACCACCCCAGCTCCCTAGGTCTTTGTGCTGACAAACACCACGTCCTGTACCTTGTGCTTGTGCAGGAGTAAGATTGACGATTGGAATACCGAACGCAGCAGCTTCCTCTGCAACCCAGTCAGCAGTGTTCTTCAGCATATTCGGATGGGATTGCCACTGAGCTGGTGACCACAAGTAGCCACCAGATGGCGTACACAACTCGGCTTGGACAGCAACGGGATTTGCGTTTGCTGCTGTCCAAGCCTTGTCGCCTCTTCGAACGTACTCGCCTACCGTACCGAGCGTGTCATCAATTCCAACATGCGATGACACGCCCGAAGATGGACTGGCGAAGAAGCTACCAAGTGACTGATACGTTTGTGCACCTTCAGACGTGTGCAAAACGATCAGTCTGACGCCTGCACCTCTTGCTGAGTAGTTCGGCGATGGTATACTAACTCGCCGTAGAGCCACTATTCCCCTCGCGGGGGCTCTTTGGGTGTGTCCACAGGGTGAGACGGCTCTTCTTCCGGCTCTTCTGCAGGCTCGACATCAGGATTCGGAGCCCATCCTGGATCGGGGAATGCCTGACCCGGCATGCTCTGCTCGTCCGGAGGTATGGGCTTTGCAGGAGCGTCGGGATGAGGATTGTGGGCGCCGCGAGTCGGCTGAGGATTCTCTGGATCGTCCATCGGGTTGTTGCTCTCTGGCTGATCTGGCATTATTCCTCCTATGTGCTTGTTCGTGTGACCTTGTTGATGCTTGTTTCTTGCGCCTGTATGCGCTTGAGTAGATTTCCGATTAGTGTACCAACGGTGATAACAACGTTCTCCTCATTGCTATCATCACCGAGCGTAACACTGATTTGAATGACACGAGCAGTCCAGTCATCCACAAGACGTCCAGAGTGGAGCACTACTCGTACTATGTCACCTAACCACAACTGATCAGGATCCCACCAGCCATTCGTTAAGGTAAGCTGGAAGGATGGTATCAGTAGTGCTTGCTCTGTCAAGGCAGCAAGAGCAGCAGCCGTAAGTCTAGTAACGTCTGTGATATCGGAGTTAGCAAGCTGTGTTTCCCAGCGTCCAGCTTGTCCGAAGTTACCTGTATAAAGACCTACGACATCGACTGACGTTAAGACCGACCCTGTGGTACTACTTCCCGAGAGGCGAATCACGTTCGAGAACTGAGTCGTATCAATTGTCCGGTATACGTGACGAACATTGTCACCATACGTTAGAACCATACCGATGTTCTGTCCTCTACCAAGTCCAGTATATAATGCTGTGCTTGGTACAGGCCAGGTCTTGAACATCAAGTTCGCATCGATCTCGTAATCGAAGCCTGCGTCTAGATTGCTGAGGTCCGTTATGGCCTGATCAAGATATGTTCCAGCAACGTAGGCTGCAGTACGATTTACTGAGGGCGTCCACATACCTCGTGTGATACCCCAGTTACCACCTGTCTGAGCTTGTGACGCATTGATCAAGTTCCAAGCGATTGTTGACTGATCGACATTCGTGTAAGTTAACCCACCTTCAGGAACAATTCGCCGAGAGAGCATCCCACGATAGTCTTGAGCTGACCACTGAACATCGTGCGAATCCTGATCAATCGTGTCACTGGTCGTACCCATACGACCTCGAAATATCTTTTTAGGCTCACGGTAGACGATTAGGTCTGAAGTAGTTTCCTGAAGCAACTCAGCTTGAGGATCACGTCCATTGATCGAGCCCGTAGCAATAGTCCTGTCATGTAGAAGATAGGTTATCGCACGACTCTTAGCACCCAGCAATTCGCCCTGAATGTTACCATTAACATCAGAGATTAGGAATCGCCAATCAGCAAAAGCCACTAAGCTGCCCCGAGATAGGCTATTGATATTGAAGTCTCGTTGGTTCCTCGTAATCCAACGGCACTAGCAACGCTATGTTGTGCGTACATCGCGTAGGTATCGCCAGCGTTCGCAACGTCGTGCGTACTAATCTGAGGCTCTGCGTATCCAGGATTAGAACCCTGTGTTATTGAATTAGCGCGAAGAGCTACACCGTTTTTGTACAGGTAGACAGTGATCACATAGCCGCCGCTCTGAGCCATGTTCCAGCCTAGCTGGCAAGTAACACTATAGAGACCGCCCACTGGACAAGTATAGAGTCCCGTAGTTGTGTTGTAAGCGTTATTAGTCTGATCGAATATCTTATTCTGGCAGGGAACTACTATAGCTGTATTAGGCGTAGCGGACATAGTCAAAGAAGTGCTGCGATCATATCGCATTGCGTACGAGAAGTGTGCAGTCGTCAAGCGCTTAGGACGCACATCTGTAATGTTCGCATTAAGAATCGATGTTACTAACGGGCCAACAGCGACCTGTGCTAACACTAGTGAACTTGCCGGCGCAGCAGGAGCAACTTGAGAGCCGGTCGCGGCAGCAGTACCAGTTACAGATACAATCTGAAAATCATTGTTACCGCCGGCATTGACAAAATCATCTCTCACCTGCGCAACAATCAAGTCAATTCGTGATTGTCCAGTTCCTGGAGCAGTAGCGATTGGCGGATTTTCGACAGCATCCGACCAGATGATATAGGTACCTTGATTTGCGGTGTCTGACCCTAGTACAGTAGCACGTCCAGCGGCGACATCAACAGACATTCCTGCTGTACCTGCATGCTGCGTTACTGTGAAAGCAGTTGTACTACTGAGTAGTGAAGCATTACCACTCGTTGCATCAGAAAGGAACAGCCGATCAAGCTGTGCTGGGTATACGCCCTCTTGTTGGTACATCGGCGGATAGCGAGTCATGTCACCCCTAAGCGAGAAAGGCGTCGTTCCATAGAATGACGCAGTACGAAGTGCCTCCTCCAGCTGTAGCAGCATAGAGAAATGTATTGAGACCTGGTTCCATAGGCTGCCACGAACTGTTTGGGAAGTCTAGGAATGAATAACGATTCGACATACCATTCAACATTACAGTCCGCGCCTGGGTATTAACTTCAATGTAGTCTGTAGGATTGATAGTGATCAAGACTCGAATCAAACTATCTACTACGCCTGTATCGTTATCAAGTATCGAGATCACAGGGTTTGTACAGGGTCCGTAGATTCGATAGATAGGCCATGTCGAATAAGTACCATTCGAAGTTGCACGTCCAATACCTGAACCACCAGGACCTGTTGGATATGTCATGTCGTAGGTACGGTTGTATACACGGCCAATCGTACTCGAAAATGCCGACGTGATCGAAATCGAGTCCTGATTTTGATCAAGTGCTACAGGATCGCCCTTCCATTGCACCTGGAAAGCGAATGCTGTAGGACTACTCGCAGCCTTACTCCACTGCGCGATACGGAGATTTGTAAGCTGTCTCGGATCCATATCGTCGTCCATCTGATACGTCAATGTCGCACGTACTTTAGGATCGAGGAACGGCTGCATCAGATCCCAAGCCTTCGAGCGTGACTGTGTAGGCAAGTTGAACGCCCTACCTGTGATGTTGATGACTCGCTGACCAAAGTACAGCGTATCGTCTTCAACACCATCTTGACCAGGATTCTCGTTCACAACTTCACGCACAGTAGGCGCACCGAGATCTTTTGCCGAGATAGCCAACCCTGTGTTACTGTAATCGTTCAAGTCAAGCGACAAGTCACCTGCAGTGAGTAGAAACATCCGCGTCATGCTACTCTCCCCTGCTGCAAGTAGAAGTCAGCTGTATTCATGAGCGTCTGCACGTCAGCCTGATTGTTGAAGTTAGCACTCTGGATCACAACAGCAGGACCACCAGCTGACGAACCAGTCAATAAGCCTCCTGCTGTACCTATGCCAGCACTACCAGCTGTGCCAGACGTCGAGGTAGGCATCTTACTCAATGACTCTGATACGACGTGCATATTCTGGTCAATGCCCATCGCAATACCCTTAGGTATCCATTGACCAACCTCGTCGGCGAACACCTTCGACGGGGATCCTATACCGAGAATCGACTTGACAGGTCCAGGTAGGTGTGAGAGTAGGCTGTTAAAGTGTCCAACGAAGGCGCCCCACGCAGCATCAACACCATGCCAGATACCATTTACGATCTGCTCTCCGGCACCAAACAGCCAGCTCACAGCACCTGACATCATACCACCGAACCTGCCAGGTAGTCCAGAGAACCAGGATATAACTGAACCAAAGGCGCCAGTGATACCGTTGTAGAGACCTGCAGCGATTTGTTCACCTGCACCAAAGAGCCAGTTAACAGCACCAGTAAAAGCGCCACCAATCGAAGACGGAAGACCTGCAAACCATCTAGCGACAGCAGCCCAACCGGACTTCAAGCCGTTCCAGAGACCGCCAATGATTGCAGAACCCTCATTGACTAGCCATGCTCCAGCAGTCGCAAAAGCGCTTCCGATTACTCCAGGCAGACCTAGTAACCAGTGCCAAACATCTAGCCAGGCCTGCTTCATACCATTGAACAAGCCTGTGACAATAGCTACACCCTGCTTCGTTAGCCAGGTTACCGCTGTAGTGAAGTAACTTAGTAGGACGTTCGGTAGATTGTGGAACCAGTTAGCCACATCGATGAAGGCTTTGACCAGAGCAGTCAAGAAGCCTTGGATAATGTCGTTAGCTTTTTCACCTAGCCAGAGAGCGCTTCCAACGAAGAAGGCTGCGAGTAGAATTGGCCAAGAGATAAACCACACAGCGATATCGATCCAGTCACGCTTCAGGAAGTCTAAGAACCCGAAGAGCAGATCATGCGCAGTACTCGCTAGCCACGTAGACGCATCGTGCCAGATCTGACCAAACCACTTTGGGATACCTTCAGCCCAGTCGGAGACAGCCTTCCAAGCAGCAGTTAGACCGCCAACTAGTCCACCTACGATCGTTTTGCCAACTCCAAGTAACCAGCTACCTGCATCAGCGAACGCCCCAACAATCGTATTACCGAGATCCTCAAAGAACCCGCCTACAGCCGAAAGAGGACCACTCAGATCGTGCAGTACGTCCTTTAACAGTTTAAACGTACCGGTAACAGTAGACAACATGTCTAGAACCTTGCCCAGCCAAGTGAACATAGGCTCTAGCCATTTGAGGACGTCGCTGAAACCTTGAACGACTGGTATTAGTATAGGCGTGAGAATCGCGAAGATGTCTGCTATATTCGTTAGCATATCGACAAACAAGGGTAGAAATGGCAACAAGTCTGTGACAATTGTGACAACGAGTATAGATAGCGGAGGCAATAGAGGCGTCAACGATGTTAGCATATCGTCGAACGCCTTCGCGATGCTGGGTATCAGAGGAGCAATTCCAGTAACAAGTGCTTGAATCGCAGGAGCCAGCGCAACAAACACCTGACCAAGTAACTGGAACACAGGAGTCGCGATCGCATTAATCAGATCGCCAAGAGGCTTGAGAAGAGGAGTGAGCGCTGTCAGTAGATCACCAAACGCGGTCGCAAGTGCCCCTAGCGCACCACCCTTAGCGATCGTATCTAGACCATCGACAAGCGCGTCGATGAACTTGAGTGCAGGCCCCGCAGCTGGTGCCAAAGCATTCAGAACATCACCAAACAGCTTCAGGATGTCGTTGATTGCTGGACCAAGCAATCCAATCGTCGTGAGCGAATTCTGGATAAACGTCTTGAAGGCAGGACTGGATACTGCAGTTGAGAAACCATCTACTAGCGTCTTCAGGAAACCTAGTGATTCAGTCATTACAGGCTGCAGCAGTTCCATCGCGTTACCGACAGCACCCATGAACGTGAAAAAATCGCCTGCTAACGATTCAAGAACAGGAGCTATGTTTTCCGTGATGAAACTGAAGAATTGCTGAACACCCTTAGACTGAGCTAGAGCAGATGCCTGATCTACAATCTTTCCTATCGCTCCAGCAGTGGCGTCGACGAGCGGTACAATCGTCGGAAGGAACTTCGAAGCATCCTCTAAGGCCTTAGTGAATACACCGAAGACCTGTGGGCCTGTGGACGTAGCGACTTTGTCAAGAGCGGTTGTGAATCCTGTATATGCACCGGCTGCAGCCTGCATCGGAGGAGTCAAACCCTCTTCAGCAGCCTTCAAGCCTGCGAGAGCTGTTACTTTGTCCTGAACCGTCTTGGCATTAGCAACTGCTGCTTGAGCAGTCGTAACATTCTGCATAGCTGTCTGCAGATCGGTGAAGTCTTTGTAACCTATAGCAGCGAACGCGCCAAGGCCGACACCTGCTACACCAAAAGCAGTACCAAGACCTTCAACGGTAGCGATCAGAGGGTCAAGAATCGACACTAAGCCAACGACGCCAGCACCGCCAACAGTACCAATACCATAACCAATACCGAAGAAGCTTCGAATACTCGAGATCAGATCGCCGCCACCACCGCCACTGGAGACGTTATTGCGCACCTTATCAACAGCAGTATCTACATCGTCTACAGCTTTACCAACGTCTTCGACATCATTTACAACTTGACTAAGGTCGCTTTTGTCGACATCGACTTCGACCTTTTTCTTGATCGGATCTTCGGCAAAGACGTCAGCTTCTGCCTGAGCAGCCTCGAGTCCGGCTTCAAACGGCTCTTTGTCGACCGTGAGTTTAGATTCGATGCTACCAGCATCAAAATCAGCCACCGTCTATCACCGTCCATCCCATTGCTCGATAGTCTTCGTCTGAAGCAGTAATCGGATCTACTTCCCAACCAGGAGCAGCTGATTCAACCAACGTGATCAGTTCTTCCTGTTCCAATCCCTCGACTAGCACACGCTGCTCCCACCAGGGAGTCTCATTCCAGGCTGTCGCGCTCATCCCAAGATGACGCCGTACTATGTACAGCAGTACGCGATTACTCGGCCCGCCACTTAGCCTTTCGTAGCGAGCGTCTGTGCTTCCGGGACTAGAAAGACCCCAGTAAGCCATCCGAGGAAGGCTTGTTGTGCTCTATAGGGAAGAGCTTGTAGATCGTCGAACGAAGGACTATTCGAGCACACGTCAGCAGCAGCATGAAGAATCTTCTCCGTCAGCTCCGACGTGTCAGCGCTCAGGTAATCCGAAATCTTCTTGACAAGTTCAACCGTCGCGCCTTGAGGACCCGATTCCACAGGGAGATCCGTCATCATACTCGCCAAGGCCTGACGGAATGCTTGTATTTGCATAGATGAGGGTTCAGGTACAATACCAGAGCCAGCGTACGGCTTGAAGTCGTACGCTAGCTCGCTGACCTGATCCGCGAGTACAAAGTTGGCCATCAGCCTCCGTTACGAGTGAGGTGCAACGACGTTGAGGATCTCGATCTGGGATGTCTGGCAGATCGAGCTGAACTCTGCTGAGTACATCCGCTTTGCTGCGGCTCGACGAAGAGCAGCCGACACGTTCGCGACGCACGTTGTAGCTGGGACATACAGCCAACGCGGATACCCCTTCTGGTTCGCCATGATCAACGCGACGGCGTACTCGATGAGGTTGTCAGTCATGTTCAACTGCTCGTAGCCAGGCAGAGACACCGTGGGAGCGTTTGTCACGACCGTCATGTTGAACGCCATTGCAAGCGTTGCCGAGATGTCCTCAGACAGTGCACCAGTGATCGTCATCGTCTGAGCGGTGATCTCGGTTTGCACCGGGGTCGACTGCTCTTCGATTGTGATCTGCTGTGTGGTCTTGTTGGCTGCGAACGTCCAACCCTGATCTGTGGCACCGACAGGAACCCATAGAGGCTGAGTGAGAGTCAGCGTACCCCCGGTGATCCCTGTAGGAGTTTGTGACCAGACGCCTCCGCCAAGACGTTCCGCAAGTGCAATCGTGAATGATATTGGCGTAGAGAGTGGACCACCAGCAACGACAACCTCAGAGGATTGTGCTGCGAGTGGGGCAAGCGCCGCCACGATTGCAGCTTGTAGTGTTGAAGCTGTGACGCTTGTTGCAGTCTGTGCCGTCGTGACGTACGCTGTACCGCCCAACGTGTATGTCAGGATGAAGGTACCAGCAGTGATAGGACCAGTTGCTCCCAGTGTCGCAGCGGTCCAAGGAACGAGTGAGAACGGATCACTCAGGACAGCACTCGCGATAGACGGCAGTGGCGTGTTTGCAGGCGCGACCAAACACGCCGCCTGGCCGACCACAACGTTCTGAGCGTTGTAAAGCTGACCAATTGTCATTGAGTGGTTTCCTCCGTCTCCTTGTCTGTCTCAGGAGCTTCATCTGGCGGAGTCTCCTCTGGATTCTGAACAAGTCGTACACCGAGTTGTTCAGCAGCTTGGAAGACCGAATCGACATCTGCGTCTTCGACGTCCACATAGTCGACTGTACCTATCTCGTAGTCACCTACGACCAAGCCGACATGATATGGCATGTCTTCAACGCGAACAGCTGTCGTCATTACACCTCCTAGTATTCTATCTCGACGATGTAGTTGCAGGTGAAGTGGTAACGATCACCGTCGTCCTTTATTAGCAACGACGGACCTCCCCCTACACGGTTGATTGCTGTGACCCACTTACCGTTGATGAACTGTGATTGAGCAACGCCTGACATGATCTTATCACAGTCCTGCGCCAATTTCTCGGCATCTGTGTAGTCCGATTGTTTGCCAATCGCCCGCAGTTGCACCATCGGTTGATCGAATACCTGTTCTGTGGAGAATCCTGCACCAGCACCAATAGATACCAACACCATCTGATCCGGTGAGGCATCCTGCGCGTCAAGATTGTACCCAGGTCCAGGATCGAACACAGGCAAAGGATTGTATCCCAAGACTGTCAACTGCGCCTGAAGGAAGGTTTCAATGTCGACGAATTGCAACATGATGCAGTGCTGTCAACTCCTGTTCTGTTAGCCGTCTCTGGAGTGGTGGTCGATCGTATACTACTTCATCATCCTCAGTAACACTAGGGTGGGCCGACTCACGAAGATTGCCGATCATAACTGGCGCGCGTACAGCTACTTGGCCCGCCAGATGTTCTACGGCTTTCTCCATACCTGTTTTCGGTCCATTCTCCTCGAGGACACTATCCGCAACCCAGCCCATGTAAAGATCCATGAACTCATACAGTGGAGTCGTGAGAAACAACGGCTCTCCACCTTGCGGATGCTTCAGTAGTAGATTCTCATGCTGGTAGTGTGCATAGACTTGGTCGACTACAACCCTACCTTCGAGCACACCAGGTCCTACACGTGCAATGAGTTGATCAATTCTGCCACCAAAAGTACTCGGCACCAGGTCCTCCATATCGACCGCGTCCCGTGAGGTCGAATTGCCAGGGATAAAACAGTGTAAATGCGTTCTGGTTTACAACAGTTGCACCTGATGCTGAAGGGTCTATAGGCCCTCCGCCAGGAAGCTCCATGTTACCGTTGGAGATTTCTGTCAACTGTTGTATCGCCAAGTTGTACCTGAGTATAACAGGATCGTTAGGCGTGAAGTCTTTCGACTTACGCCACGTACACGTCGCTAGAAATGCTGCGACATCCCTTGTCAGGTATTTGACTGCCATAGGCGGGAAGTTCTGGAGATCAGGACGATAAGGCCCACTAATGAATAT